TACTAAGTAATTTATTAATGAATATTTTATCTGGTATAAAATCTAATTTTAATTGTTCAGCGATAAAAGGTCTACAAGATTTACTTATATCGAATAATTTATTAACGACAACAGGGTCAACATTACCGTTTTTAATAACATAATCGCTTTGGTTTTTTGTTGGTATAAAACTTTTACTCGTAAAGTATGTGTTTTGTATACCCAATATATAATCATTTGACCCTTTATATGTTTTTAATATATCCAGCGCTCTCTTTTCTATGGGTAACTGCATTTATGTTTGTTTTCCTTTAATTTATTATTACTCAATAATAATAAATTTTTATGACAAAGTCAATTCATTAATAAATCAAACTATTTATATAAAAACAATAATGGAAAGAAAAACTAGAATACCAAATACAAGGTTGAATAGGTTTTATGATGAAGAGGATTTTCAACTAGAGCTTGATATGGCGACAGAGCTTATTGAGGGGGATATGAATTTTACTGTTGTTTTATTTAGAGTTGACAGAGTTAACACCCAAATGGATGACGTTTACGGTGAAAGTAATGTAAATGATGTCAGATTTTTATCACCCGTTGAGTTAAAGGTTATTCTTAAACTTGAAAACGGTGAGAATAAATCATATTCACCAAACGGTAATTTAAGGTATCAAGATTATGGTAATCTTGAGTTTATGGTTTTACAAAAACAACTTAATGAAAAAAATACTGAAATAAGTTATGGGGATATTGTTGGTTATTCGGATAAACAAAACAATTTAAAATATTTTACCGTTTTTGACGATGATAAAGTAAATACGGATAATCCAAGTACTCAATTTGGTTATTCTGGTTATTTTAGAAGAATAAAATGTACAAACGTTGATCCTAACGTATTTAAGGGAGTATAATCATGGCTTTACCAGGTTCATTCAAAAAGAAAATCAATCTAACACAACAACGTGCTAACATCGAGTATCCTTACTCAATGCAAAGCGGTGCGGCTGAAAATATGAAAGATATGATTATCAATAAAGACACTTATTTACCAAAAGGTGTTATGCACATTGATTTAGATAGAGGTTTTAAAGATTTTATTACTAACGAATTAGCTATTTCTATTGACGGTGAAAAAGTCCCTGTGTTTATGATGGGTATTCAAAAATGGAATGAGTTTTCACAAACATGGAAATTTTCAGATGAATATAAAAATTTAAAAATACCTTTTGTTAATATTGTTAGAAATCCAGATACAAAATATGGTACAAACCCATCTTTAATTTATAACATACCAACAGGAAAACATTACACATATGCTGAAGTTCCAACTTGGGATGGTAATAAAATTGGTGTTGACGTTTATAAAATACCACAACCAATACCTGTTGATATAACTTATGATGTTAGAATTTTTGCTTACAGACAACAAGAACTTAATAAATTTAACGCCACGGTTTTAAAAAATTTCCAAAGCAGACAAGCTTATACGGTGGTTAATGGACATTATATTCCAATTGTTTTAGAAGATTCTTCAGATGAAAGTCAAGTGACTGATCTTAATAATAAAAGGTTTTACGTGCAACTGTACAATTTTAATTTACAAGGATTTTTATCAGATCCAGACGATTATATTGTAACACCAGCGATTAGTAGAACTTTTACAATAACAGAAAATATTTAAAAATAAATAAAGAATTTTAAAAATGAAGTGGTATTCTGGTTTTTTGGTAAAAAATCCGATATTTATGAATAAGATAAAATTAAATAAATAAAATTAACTAAATATGGCAAACAAAGTTTATGCGTCTCCAGGTGTCTACACAACCGAAAAAGATTTAACATTTACAACTGAGACAGTTGGTGTTACAACATTAGGTGTAGTGGGTGAAACCTTAAAGGGTCCAGCGTTCCAACCAATGTTCATCAGAAATTTTGATGAATTTAAGACTACTTTTGGTGGTACTAATCCAGAAAAATTTAAAAATACACAAATTGTAAAGTATGAATTACCATACATAGCAAAACAGTATTTAACACAATCAAACCAAATGTATGTAACAAGACTTTTGGGTTTATCTGGCTACGATGCTGGTATGGCTTGGGTTATTAAAACATTAGGTGCGTGTGATGAGTCAACGTTAACACATACTGGTGTTACTCAAACAACAATTAATTTTCAATTTGATACTGATGATAATACTTTCTATATTACTGGTGGTTCTGGTAACACAGATTTAATTGATTATATTGCTACCGCAACTGGTGTTGCTGCAACTGATTTTGATACAGTATTTAATCAATTCTTCACAAGTATCGGTGGTTATAACACACAAGATTTTTATATTGGTAACGCTTTATATTGGGGTCTTTTGACCGATGATATGGACACTGATTTAACAGTTGATGCAGCCACAAACAGTTTAACACCAACTTACATTGATGCATATGAATTACCATTTGGTGTTCCAACTGCTGATAGAGATGCTTTTATATTAAACAATGAGTTAGCGTATAACACAGCCACTCAAACATATAACGGGCCTTCATTTGCTTTATATTGTCATACATTTACATCTGCTGGTGCACAAAAAATTAATGGTGTTTTAGAGTTATTCAATGTTGATTTAACGGTTGATCCATTTATAGATGGTCACAATAAAAACGTTGCTACTATAAGAAGCAGAGGTACTTATACTTCAGATATATTAGGTTATAAAGTTAATACATTAGATATGGTTGCTCCAGCAGACATTGTTAATGATCCTTATTTAGCTTTTGAGTTAACTGGTACAACCGCAAACCCAACTGGTAGCACATTTACGTACACAGTTTCTTTAGATAGCACAAAATCTAACTACATTAAAAAAGTAATTGGTACAACACCTAACAATAAAGATTCTTATATCTATGTTGAGGATGTTTACGATGCTTCTTTAAAATTTGGTAGATTAAACGGTAAAATTAAAGGTTTATACAGTGAATTAACATCTGTTAATAACTGGGATCACTATAGATTCCAATATCAATCACCTGTAACACCTTTCTTTGTATCTGAATTAAGAGGTGGTTTACCACAAAGATTGTTTAGATTAATTTCAATCTCTGATGGTGCTAACGCTAATACTGAAATTAAAGCTTCAATCACTAATGTTGACTTATCTAAGAAAACATTTGATATCTACGTTAGATTATTCAGTGATACCGATGCAAACGTTTCTATACTTGAAAAATTTGTTGATTGTACAATGGATGAAAGTTTGGATAACTTTGTTGGTAGAAAAATCGGTACAATTGATAACAAATACCCACTTAAGAGTTCTTACGTTGTACTTGAAATGGCTATAAACGCACCTACAGATGGTGTTCCAGCTGGTTTCGAAGGTTATGAATTTAGAACAAACGCTTTAACTGGTTACACAGCAACAGCTGTTCCAGAAATACCATACAAACTTAAATATTATGCACCTGGTGATACGATTTACAACCCACCATTTGCTAATGCTACGGTTTCTAGTGGTGATGTAATAAGAAAACATTACTTAGGTTTCTCAAGTCAATTTGGTGTTGATAGAGATTTATTGTTATTCAAAGGTAAGATCAGCACAATAGGTGATAACGCTTATAATACTGGTGATGATTACACAACTAAAACAAAAGGTTTCCACATGGATATTAACGCAAGCAGTGTTATTGATTCCGTAACTGGTGAACAAGTTTTTGCTGTTGGTGTTGCTTCATTCGTTGATGCTATCGTTGTTGATGGAACATCAACTCACCCATATAATAACATGAGAACAAGAAAATTCACAACGTTATTTTCTGGTGGTTTTGATGGTTGGGATGAATATAGAGTTAACAGAACGAATACGGATGATTATAAAATCGGTAGAACTGGTTTCGTAGCTGGTACATTTGATACATTTACAAACGTTGAATACGCTGAATTATTCGGTACTTCTGATTACTACGCTACAATGTATGGTATCAAAACATTCCAAAACCCTGAAGAAACAGCTATCAATATCTTGGCTACACCTGGTATTGACGTGTTAAATAATACTGACTTGGTTAGAGACGCTATTGAAGTTGTTGAAGAGAAGAGATTGGATGCTATTTACTTACCAACATTACCTGATATCAAGTTGTTAAACAATAACAACCCTTCAGATACTGAAAGTTGGTACTATGCTGAAGATATCGTTAGTGAATTAGAAAACACTGATATTGATTCTAACTACACTGCGGTTTACTACCCTTGGATTCAAATCACAGATACAGAGAATAACGCAAACTTGTATATTCCACCTACTGCTGAGGTAGTAAGAAATATGGCTTATACTGATAACGTAGCGTTCCCTTGGTTTGCAACTGCTGGTTACAATAGAGGTTTAGTAAAATGTAATAGAGCTCGTATTGTTCTTGATCAAGAAGCTAGAGATGTTTTATATCCAGGAAGAATTAACCCATTAGCAACTTATTCAGACATTGGTGTTGTTATCTGGGGTAACAGAAACTTGCAAATTAAATCAAGCGCTCTTGATAGACTTAACATTAGAAGATTGTTATTACAAGCAAGAAGATTGATTATGAGTGTATCTAAGAGATTATTATTTGATCCAAACGATACCACAGTTAGAAATCAATTCTTGTCATTGGTTAACCCAATTTTGGATAACATTAGAAAAGAAAGAGGTTTAACAGACTTTAGAGTTAGCGTTGCGATGGACGTTGAAGATAACGATAGAAATACTTTAAAAGGTAAAATCTTTATCAAACCAACACCTACTTTGGAATTCATTGAACTTGAATTTACAGTAACTCCACAAAACGTACTATTTGATAATATATAATAATACTGGGGGTGCCTTAAAAGTACCCCCATATTTTTTACCGTAGGTAGATTTACGTTAGCGGTAAAAAAGAAAGTAACAAAGAAAAAATAATATATAGTACATATATATAATAGAATATTATTAGTATTATATTATAGTACTATAATAATAGAGTACTTTGGTTAAGACCCTTAACAAAAATAAGATAAAAAACTGTAAAAGTCAAGTATTTTGAAATATTTTTTTAAAAAGGTGTACAAAAGCAAAAACAAAGATATTTATAAATAAACAATAAAACAAAATTAAATAAAGAAAAAATATGGCTAACTTACTAATGAAAATGCCTGTTCCTTACGAACCAAAAAGAAAGAACAGGTTTATTTTAAGATTTCCAAGCTCACTTGGTATTAACGAGTGGTTTGTAATCTCTACGTCAAGACCAAAAATCGCAATAAACGAAGTTGAGATTCCGTTCTTAAATACTTCTACCTGGGTAGCTGGTAGATTTACTTGGGATGCTATTGACGTTACGTTTAAAGATCCAATTGGTCCTTCTGCTTCACAAGCATTAATGGAATGGGTTCGTTTACATGCTGAATCAGTAACAGGAAGAATGGGTTATGCTGCTGGTTATAAAAAAGATATTGAATTAGAAATGCTTGATCCAACAGGTGTTGTTGTAGAAAAATGGATCCTTCAAGGTACATTTATAACCAATGCTGATTTTGGATCGTTAGAATACAGCGATGATGAAATCGCAGATATCACCGTGACATTGAGAATGGACCGTTGTATATTGGTCTACTAAGATTTACAATTACTATTTACAAAAAGGGGATCGCATAGCGTCCCCTTTTTTTATCCATTAAGCAATTTGCTGTATTTTCCAATGAAAGTATTAATTTTTTCAGTTAATACGTTTTGAGTTTCCAACTCATGTTCCCAAATTACCATTAAGGTGTATGCGGGGTCAAATTTGACGATTTTAACCTTGTACTGATCATTCTTTAAGTTTCGTCTTTGAAAGGCGTATTTGGCCTCTGGGTTGTGTTTCTTACAACAATGGAAAAAACAACCGTGAGTTTCAACCAAAATGTTATGTTCAGTCAACAAAAAATCAAATTCTCGTTTTTTAAAGACAAAATGTTGTTCAAACTTTACACCCAAACTTGTAAGTATTTCAGCAAAAGATACTTCAAGGTTAGAAGTTCCACCCATTTTTTTAAATAATTTTCCTATTTTACTTTTCTTTTTAGCCATATGTGTGTATTATTATGATAAGTACCGTCAAAAAACGGTTAAACGGTAAATTTTAAAAAAAATACTGTTTACACTATTTAATAATATACTATAATTAATTTAAATAAATAAAAAATATGGATAACGGACAACAAGTTTACTTTGAGCCAGCACATGACGTGATTAGCTTACCTTCAGGTGGTAAATTTTACAAAAACAAAAAAGATACTATCAAGGTTGCTTATATGACAGCGTCTGATGAGAACATTTTAACATCCCCAAACTTATTACAAAACGGTAAGGTATTGGATGTTTTATTAGAAAAAAAGATCTTAGATAAAGATATCAAAGCTGGTCAATTATTACCAGGTGATAGAAACGCTATCATTTTCTTTTTAAGAGCAACAGGATACGGTGAAATATACCCAGTTGAATTAACTGATCCTAAAACAGGTGAAAAATTTACAGAGGATATTGATATTAGTCAATTACCAATGAAAGAGAATGTTCTACAACCAGATGAAAACGGTGAGTGTTCATTTACTTTACCAAAATGCAAGAAAACGGTTAAATTTAAATATTTAACATCTGATGAAGATGATAAGTTGGTTAAAGAAGATCAATCAAGAACCAAAAAAATGGGTTCAAATGCTATTAGTCAAGTTATGACTCTTAGGTTACAAACCCAAATTACTGAAATAGATGGTATTAGAGAAAAAGTTGCTATTGCACAATTTATTGACACCATGTCACCAATGGATTCAGCGGAGTTCAGGAAGCATCTATCTGACAACGAACCAGGTCTTGATTTGACCATTAATATACAGGCTCCTAGTGGAGAGTTTTTTTTTGGTGAACTTCCTATTACAGCCAAATTTCTTTGGCCTTACGTTTGATTATAGAAACCAGATGATGTATGAATCATATATCCTGGTTAAACATGCTAATTTTACCTATGCTGACGTAATGGCAATGCCAGTTTTTGAGAGAAGGAAATTTATTGATATCTTGATGGAAGAAAATGATAAGAT